CAGTAGCAGTTTTAGCAGCTCCAAATATTGCGAATTCATCTATATTTCCCTTCCAAAAATCAGTACCTGACAAGGCGTTATGCCCTAAATGTAAAACAGTTGCCGTACCTGACCAAGTACCAAATGTTGTTTGTGTTGAACCAAATTGTAGTCCATTTAAATATGCTTTAAATTGGTTAGCGCTTACGTCCCAAGTCATAGCTACGTGCGCATAAGCGCCGCCTTCAATTACAGTTGCAGCTTGTACTTGCGTATTTGTACCAGCTGCTTTATACATAAATTTAATTTGGTTACTTGCGTGTAAATATATTATAGTAATTTGATTATTAGCGTTTACATAGTATTTAAATACTGGTGCATTTATACTTGTTGTTTCTAATTTAACCCAAGCTGAGAATGTACCTCTATTGACATCAACAACGCCTACTGCGCTACTTAAATTTACATAGTCATCGACACCGTCGTAGAGTAAAGAATAAAGATTGCTAAAAGTATTTCTATTAGCAATACCGCCAATACTTTTTCCAAGTTTTAATGCTAACATAATTACTCTTTATAACCTATTCCAATACCGCTAGTTAGTTGTATTTGTGTAACGTTCATAAATAGTGTTGTACCCGCTGGTATTGTTGTGTGTAAAGCAGATTCTCCCGTTGCGTCAGCTACTGTAATACTAGCTATTACACTATTTACTGGAAAATAAACGCAGTAAAAATCTTTACCCGTTTGGTTTGCAGTTGTAAATATTTCAGTACCAGCGTTTTTTCCTAACTGTTCTGTTAATAATTGTTGTACGTTTTCTATCGCCATTTTTTTATTTTTTTATTGTCCGTAATATATATAATTAGAGCCGCTAGGTTCTGGGTGTTGAGTGTATCTAACTTGTTCAGTACCGCTTTTTTCTGCGACATACATTTTTCCTTTTGTTACAAGCCCTTTAACTACGCCTTTTGTACTAGCAGCTGGTGTTAACACGTCGTTTTCATTTACTGGTGCGTTACCAGCTGATATTGTTACCGTGCCTGACCAAACAACCTCGTATATCTCAAACTGATAATATCCAGCTGGTTTTAAATTAACAGATGTATATACGCTTGGCGTACTATCATAATCTACTTCAAATTTTGTATACCTTTCGTATATTTCTTGCGCCGTTGCGTATACATAATGTATAGATTTATCCATCTCATTTGTAAACTTTAGCAAATGTCTTATTTTGCTTGTAGCTGCTGAAGTGTCTATACGATTGTCTTCTGTTTGTATATAAAATATAAAGTCTGATTCCGTTGTAGCTTGTATCATATTATATAATAGAAAAAGTATAAATTTATTTGGTAAATAAAAAAAAAGAGTAACATTAGTTACTCCTTTTTTATATGAAAATACTTATAAATTACGTAGAAACAACAAATGGAGTTCCTTTGTTCGTAAATCCTGAGTTATCAAATATAGAAGTAGTATAGTCTTCTAAAAACGCCATTGGTCTAGACTCCATACCAGTAAAGGTCAGAGTGTAACCGTTTCTGTCTCCAAACGCAGCGCCAGAATCAGACGACCCCGTGTTTAAATCCATACCGTTTTCAAAACCACAAGCTAAAATAACATCGTGTCCTGAAGCTAATTTAGCGTTAAGTTCTACTAATATTCTAACTTTAGTCTGTCCTAAAAGTCTAATTTGGTTTTGGTCTTCTTTAGTTAATTTATTTAACATTATGTTTACCGTTGGAGTGTAAAAAATAGTACCGTTTTCAGTTGATCCAGTTATTGTATCTGATACAGACGCAACGCCTAAAGGCATAACGTACTTGTAAATACTGTTACTATTCCAGTCAATAGCATCTATTTCTTGCGGGTGTGAACCGTCGTAAGACCAGTCCGTACTACCGAAATCTGAGTAAACCGAAAAATAAATATTTTTAACACCCCCCGCTACTCTAGAGCAGTCGAGACCTCTTCCCTTACTAAGTGCCGTACAAGCCATAATTTTTTATTTTTAAGGTTATTAAAGCAAGGGTTTTTACGCCCTTGCTTATTTAATTAATTTATTACGATACTAAAACCGTGTCAGCTCCAATTCCTACCTGAGTTCCGCCAGAATATCTGCAAATTGCTCTAATATTTTGGCTGCCGTCGATTGAACTTAAATCTAGTAAATTTATATTTGTACTATCACTCAAAAGATCTGTCCCAAAATATAAATTTGACTTCTCCGCCGCAACTAGTACATCGTCCATCATACCGTTGCATACTGCTAATTTTAGACCTTCAAAAACTGCGTCATAGTCTCCGTTCATAGAATAAGCATTAACATATCCTAAAGTCGAGATTGCAGAAATATATAATCTGTAAGTCTTAGGCGACATATAGATATATAGGTCGTCTTTTGTGTATACAGTAGTTGGAATAGCCGCAGAACAATTTTGTAAGTTTTCTATAATGTTTGCAGCCGTGTATGCGTTACCCGCACCACCTACGTTAGCTACATCATTTACCGTTGCGTCAGTTACTAAACGTCCAACCCCACCGTGTGTAAATCCAGTAAATTGACCACCCGTTGCATCGTTACCGCTCCATACTGAAGCTTCTGTACCGTCTGCAATAATTTCTCCTATGTAAGAAATAACATAGTCGTTAAAAGATGCTGGAGGTGGCGCACCAGCTCCCGCTCTCATTTGCAACGCCTCCCAAGATTCTAAAAGCGTTTTTGAACAAATGTCCGTCTGAATCATTAGATTCTTTGGTTGTAAAACCGCTTCGGTCATCGTAAGAGTACCAGCTAAATTTACATTACACGTAGCGTCTTGAATCATAGAAGCCGCTTCCATTTTCTGTATGTTACTTTTAAATTTGATATTTTCTATCATTGTTAAGAACTCCATAGAGTTCGCTTGTTTTAAAGCAGCCGATATATAAAATCCAGCCGCTTTTCCCGAGTAATTACTCGTTACCGATAAAGCCATAATTTTTTAGTTTTTAATTATTAATTATTATTTATATAAGTTGTAAAGGAATTTTTCCTTTTTTGTCATTTTATTTAATTCTCTTTTAGATAAATTAGATTTAGTACTAGAAAACTTATTTACGTTTAAAGGACTGTCAGCTGGTTTAGTTCTTAACTTTTCTCTTAGCTCTTTGTTTTGTTTCTCTAAACGTGATATTTTACTATATTCTCTTTTTTTCTTTTTATCCTTCATTTTATCTTTTTTATGCTTTTTTAAGTCTTCAGCGTCTTCTGCAACTTCTTCAGCTTTTTCTTGCATAACTTCTACTGCTACTTCAGCTGCTTTAGCTTCTAACTCTGGAGTTACTTCAGCTGGTGTTGCCTCGTCAATAGCAGCTGCTATTTCTTCAACTGCTTCTTCTACTGTTTCTACAACTTCAGTAACAACTTCTTCAGCAACTTCTTCTACTTTTTCTTCTTCGTGTTCTGCTAATTCTTCGCCACTACCTTCGCCTAACTTAGCTTTAATATCTGCAATAGCATCTTCTAGATTTTTAATTCTTTGCTCCATACCTTCGTCGTGTTCTTCTAGTTGTTCTTCTTCAGTAACAACTTCTTCAGTTTCAGTTTCCATAACTTCAGCTACAATACCTTCTTCTTCTACTCTAAAAGTAACGCCTTCTTCAGTTTTATACGTTCCAGCTGGTAAAGGAATAGTTGTACCGTCTTCAGTTAATACAGAAATATCTACGCCACTAGCTAACTCGTCAGCCGTAGATACAAAAATAGTTCCGTCTTCTGATTTTGATTGATAATTTAATTTAAGCTCTTTACTTAAACCTAGAGCTTTTATTATTTGTTCTTTGATGTCCATAGGTTCTTTTTTTATTAAATAGATTTATATTAAGTTTATTTGATTTTTAAAATCCGTATTGTTCTAATTCTCTTTTTTGATCTTCAAATCTTTGCTCGTAATAGTCTAAGTCGTTTAATATTCTTAGGTGTTCTTCATAGTCTTCGTAAAGGTCTTCTACTGGTACTCCTATTTCTTCAGCCGTTGATTTTAAAGTATTTAATATTTCTCTGTCTCTTTCAACGTCATCTGAAGTAATAAACGCTTCGCTATTCAAAAAATATACGTCTCTTAACATACCTCTAGCTTCTATAAATTTATCAAAATTTTCTTCGTACCATTCTTCCGTAGAATATGATAACCTACTCATCTCGTCTTCTAAAGATTGTATATCTCCGTAAGTAAAATTATCTATTAGACCTAAAGATACTTTATGCGTTTTCGCTAGATGTTTTTTATCTATACTAAATTTTTTCTTATTGTTTTCGTTTTTTAATTCTGCAAAGAATTTACTTTTATTACTCATTGTTTTATATTTTTTAATTAAAATCGCTTATATCTACTAAATCGTTGTGTCGACCAAAATCGCTTTGTGATTTGTCAAAAGCATTTTGCGCTAAAGATTCGTTTTCTTCTACTATGTCAGCATAAGACTCTATTTCACTACTAGGTTCAACACCTAAATAATCTAACTGTAATCTTAACTCACCAAGTAATTGATTTGCTTGTGCGTATCGTTCAAAATGATTGCCTATATTTTCTTCAAATACAGAAAAAGCTTCTACATAAGTATTTGCCGCTTCTTTAGCTTGTTCAATTAAACCTAAAGCATATTCATATTCTGTAATTGCTACATCGTAATCTCGTTCAATATCAAAATCGTTTAGTGCATTAATTGATTCTTCTAACTCACTTACTATTGATAGATTAACTTTTTTAAGTCCTTTTCTTTGTTCACTTAATTTTGCTAATATTTTTTCTTTTTTACTCATATTATTATGTTTTTATGAACTTGCTTGGTCTGACCAAAATCTTACTCCATCAACAATAGCGTCTTCGTCTTCCATAGTATCTCTTAAATTATTTTTTAGTGTTTGTATAAAAGGTATATCGTCTACTGATATTCCTAATTCATTTGCAGTAGCTTCTATTCCAGATATTAAAGACTCTGCGTCTGAAACAATAGTATAATATTCAGACAATATACTTTCTCCTTTATCTGTTAAGTCTCTCCATTTTGACTTTAATCTATCTGTTTCGTCAAATAACACATTTTGTTCGTTAAATGTTTCTCCTACTTTAATCCTAAAATCTCTTAGTTTTTCTATAAAAATATCTGCCTCGTCTTTACTAGCAAACTCAAATTTTTTACTTGAAAAATTACTTACTTCTTTGAAAAATTTATGTTTATCCATTTTATTTTCTGTTTATAATTTCTAATAACGCTTTTAATACTTCTTCGTCTGAATGTTTTTTATGCTGCATAGCTTCAAACTTATCAGCAAAGTAGCCCTCTATACTTAATCCTTTTAATTCGCCGTCCTTAATCTTAGACCAAAGATCGTCGTTAGTTATTTTCATTTTTACAAACCACGTACCGTTAGGTAAGTCATAACCGTATAATTTAGATTTGTCCATATCACCTTCTTTTACCCAAGATTCAACCGTTAAAACGCCGCTTACACGGTCTTGGTGTTCGTATGTAGCTTTATGGTGGTTGTTATGTTTTAAGTACAACTCACTAGCTTTTCTGACAGTCTCAGGGCTAAAATATACGTAGTATTCAGAATCTGTATTTGGGTCGTATCTAAATATTTGTTTGTTAGGTATAAGCGCTGGGCTTACTAACATTCTTTTTTCTTCGTCAACTTTAGCAAAAGTAAGATTATTTTTCTCTTTACCAAAATAAACAAAATCTTGCTCTATGGCTGGAGAATGAACAAGCGATATTGCGTCAATAGCTAACTCTTGATTATCGTCTTCTATAATCAATTCTACTATACGAGTTGTTTTTAAATTTTCGTAATAGTCTTTATTAGCTTCTTCGCACTCAGCTTTAGAATCGTATTTGCATTCTCCAGTTTCTCCGTGCTTATATTTTCCGTCTTCACATTTTTTACAAGGCATATTATATAATAGATTTTTAGTTAATATATTTGATTTTTAAATTGTTGCTCGTCTTCTTATGTTTGCGAGTTGGTCTTGACTTGAAGTTAGTTCGTCAGTTACAACAAAAGCTTTTAGCGGTTCTGGTGCGTCAACTCGACCTAACTCAAAAGATCCTGACATCATTTGCGGAGCTGGTGTTGCGTCAACCGCTGGTGCTGAACCACCGCCGCCATCTCCTACGTCAGTATCGTATATTGCTTGTACGCTTTTAAAACCAGCCGCTATAACACTAGCAGCCATTAAAAAACCAAGCGGCGTACCACCACCTTCTTCTAAAGCTTTAGTAGCTGCTACGTATGTATTAATAATAGCAGAACCAGCTGCTAACTCTTTATTGTCTCCAGCAAACTCACTAGCTTGTTTCATAAGTTCACTACTAGATTTTAACGAAGTATTTACTAAATCTTTTTTTGCTTGTTTATCGTTTTCGACTTGTTCGTCTTGTATTTTTTGTATTTCTCTGTCGTATTTTTTATCTAACTCTAATTTTAATTCGTTGAAATTTGCGTGTAATTTTAGTTTTTCTAAATCAGCTGCTTTTTGCCTTTCAAGAGATTTTATTTGTAAATCAACTTCGTTTTCTACTAAAGCGTCGTTATTTTCGTTTATTAATTCTTGCAGTAAAGCGTCTTCTTCTTTTCTTTTTTCTTTTGCTTCCTCGTCATACTTATCGTTTATCTCCTTCATTTTGTTTTTGTGTTCTAACTCAATAGCTTCTTTCATAGCAGCCCTAACTTTATCACCTACTTTACTTCTTTCTAAAGCTCTTAATTGATTGTCTTTTTCTTGTTCTGCTTTTTTAAGCTCTCTTTCTTGATCGTCTTCTATTTCATCTAAAGCTGCTTGTTGATTCATTTTTCTTAATGTTTCTAAAAATTGTTTATTTGCAGCAATACGTTCCTTTTTAATTCTTAACGCTTTATCTTTTCTCTTTTTTTCTTCTTTTTCTTCAAATTCTTCTCTCCTTTTTGCATTTTCTTTTTGTTGTTTTGCTCTGTCAAATTCTTCGTCTCTATCTAATTGTCTTAATTCTTTTTTTAATTCGTCAATTTTAGCTTGTGCTTCTTCTCTGTCTTTAAATAACTCTTTATATAATTTTTTTGTACTTTGTACTATTTCAGATTCTTCGTCATTATCTTTTCTTAATTGTTCTAAATATTTTTTCTTGTCTTTTATTTGTTGGTTAAATGAGTCTCTTGAAGCTCTTGCGCTTTCTAAAGAAGTCGTTTTATTTGCTTCTAACATACCGTAGTATTCTCGTATTGTCATACCGTTTAATTCTGACATACGCTCTTGATGTCGCATTACTTCTTCGTCTCGTTCAATTTGCGCTAACCTTTCGTCGTTATTAGCTATCAAAGCTTTGTTTTGCGCTACTATTGCTTCAGTTTCTTCTTTTGTTGCAGCTGCGCTATTTTTAAAAAACTTAACTAACGCAGCTCCTAGACCTACTAAAGCCGTAATACCAGCAATTAGTAAACCAATAGGGTTTGCTTTCATAACTAGATTTAAAGCTTTTTGCGCTACTGTTAAAACTTTAGTTGCTCCAGTCCATTTACCTACAAAACTAGCTATTCCAATTATTGTGTCTTTTTGTTTAATTAAAGACTGTATACCTTGATTCATAGACATAGCAGCTTGAACTTGTAAAATTGCTTTTTGTGTCTTGTCGCTTTCTACTCCAAATAATTTCATACCGCCTTGCAGAGCAGCAATAGAACCACTTGCAACTCCAAAAACATCTTTTAAAGATATTGCTTCTTGTTGTGTTTGTCTAAGATCTTGATTTAATTGACCTATATTACTTCTTACTTCTGCATTTACTATAACGTCCGCCATAATTTTTTATTTTTAAGTTATATTAGGAAATCTCATTTGCATTATTCTTATTGTGCTTGACCATTTAATATCCATACTAGCAGCACCTTTCACAGTTTGTCTAAAGTTACTTCCGCTTACTGCATTAATAGGTGACCAACCCGTAGTTGTACCGCTACTAGCTGGGCTAGTTCTAGATCTATCTATACTTAAAGTACCGTTATCATTTAGTACAACGCCACGTTCCACCCACGCTTTAAAATCACCAGCTGAACCCGCAGCCGTTCCGCCTACTCTTATAGCTAAAGTTTCTGACTGAAAATAACATATTGTATTATTTTCTGGTACAAAAAAACTATCAGTCGTGTTGTTAACAAAAGAATCTACGGTACTTCCGTCTGTCGTGTCGCAACCGTACATAAAAAGCATATTTTGTCGAATAGCACCGTCACTTGCTTTATTACCACCAATTACTAAAGAATTACTTATATTAGACGACGCATTAGTTCCAAGAATAATATTATTATTAACTTCAGCATTAACAATATTACCTATGCCATTTATAAAATTATTGTTAGCTTGTCTTTTTATCTTCTGATTATTACCATTTATCATACCGTTCATAACTCCAGTTTCTACGGTGTTTTTACGCCCTTGTATTTTAGTGTTAGCGTTATTAAGTGTTTTTTGTAATAAAGAGCTATTAACAAAAGCAACGCAAGTACCAGTAGACTGGTCGTATCTATAACCGTAAGCTTCGCATTGTTGTTGGTTAGGTATAAGCTGATTTGTACCGTCAGTAAAAATTACTGTTCCATTACTTGTAGTTATGAATGGTTTTACTGTATATCCTTTTAAATATGTTGTCATTATGGTATTAGTATAAATTCTACGGTTGATAAATCAGTTGGTTTGTAGTCTATTTTGTTAACTCTAAATTGTCTATTTTTTATAAATACAGTATCGTATAAATTAAAAGTTGCTATATCTGAAGCGGTCAAATTAATTTTTAAAGTCATTATACGAGTATCTGAATTATATAATTCGTTAAAATAAGGTAAATAATACGTATTAAATAAATTATTT